GCCGCCGCCGTCTCTATCCGCAACCGGGAGCCCGCGTCCTGGGCCGCCGCGAGATCTTTTTCAAGCCGCTCCTTTTCCCGGAGGGTCTCTTTCGAGGCCTCCCCCTGGAGCGCCGCCTCGGCGTTGGCGATTTTTTCAACAGCGGATAGCCGATCCTTGAGGAGGGCGATGGACGCCGCGTTGGCTTTTGTTTCGATCTCCCGCTTTTCGGAAGAGGCCTTCTCCTTGGATTTCACCCCTTGGGCTTCCGCCAGTTCGACCTCAAACACCTGCTGCTTCAAGAGATCCGCCGATTGCTTGGCCTCCGTTTCCATGTCCGCGAGCTTCTTCTGGTGAACGAGAAGTTCCGCCTTTGCCATGTCCACGTAATAGCCCGTTGCCATGCCGCCGTTCTTGGCGATCAGGGCGATCTGATCCGAAATCGCCAAAGTCCCCGCCTCGATGGCCTGCCGGTAGAGGGCCACCGCGTCGATCTCCTTCACGGCCTCGGCCTCGGTCGCTCCCCGCTTTTCCTGAATGGCCGCCTTTGCCGCGAGAATGGCGGCGTTCACCTCTTTTTGCCGGGACGCCACGGTCTCCATCTCCAGGGCCGCCGCCTTGGCCTCGCCGGTCAGCTCCCCAAAAAAGGTTTTCTGTTCCGCCTTCACGGACAAGCTGGCGATGAGCGCCTGATTGTAGGCGCGGGCCTTGGATAGCCCCTCCGCCAGGGTCTCAAGCTCTTCAATGGGTTTTTCATAGATGTTGTCCGGGATCTCGATATCCTTGAACCCCCTGAACCGCTCCTGGGTCTCGGATGTTTGCTTGGAAAGCCGCGCCTGGGCCGCTTCCAACGCTTCCGAAGCAGCCCGCATCTCCATGAAGGCCTTGATCGCCTCATAGGTTTCGGCCACCCCCCAGAGGATCACGGCCCCCTTGGCAAGAGTTGAAAGCGCCGCCGTGAGAACAGGGGCCGTTGTGGCGGCAAGCGCCATCTGACCCCGAAGAGCCATGATCCCGTCGACCATGGGTGAAAGGGCCAGTTTCCACGCGGCGAAACCGCCCGCCGCAAGCCCCATGCCTGAAATCAAAAGCTGGGTCGCGTCGCCCGCGTTCTTGTACCATTCGGAAAGCCCCTTGAGCGCGTCGATGCCTCCCAACAGTGCCGGAACCATGGACTCCCCCATGGACTTTACGAGGTTTTCAACCTCCCGCTTGAACAGGTCAATCTGATAGGCCGGGGTATCCTTGATCTTGGCCCATGCCGCGTCGGTGGCTCCCGCCGCGGTATCGATCCCCGCCAGGGTCGTTTTCAATCCCTCCATGTTTTGCGTGAGAGAAAGGACCGCCGTTCGGGCTTCCACGTCCGGGATCAACATCCTCAATTGATCCAGGGAGAGGCTCTTTTGCCGGATCGTTTCCAGGGTGGGGATGAACCCCTGCCAGGTGATCCCAAGGGCCTCGAACTGTTTCTTCGCCTCCGGAGCCGGAGCCGCCATGGCGTTCAAGGCTCCTTTCAAGGCGGTCGCCGCCAGGGGTGTCCGGATGCCCGCCTTGGTCATGGCCGCGATGGCCCCGGCCACGTCGCCAAACTCGACCCCCGCCGCCTTGGCCGTTGGAAGCACCTCGCCAATATGCTGGGCAAGCTCCGGGAAGGTGGTGACCCCATCCTTCACGGTCTGGAACATGATGTCATAGATTTCATTAAGCTTGTCGATCCCCATCCCATAGGCGTTCAACACGCCAACCCCAGCAGCGGCAGCCGTCTTGACATCGGTCACGCCCGCCGCCGCCGCTTTGGAGGATTGTTCCAACACCTTCACGGTCTCTTCGATTTTCACACCCGAAGAGAGCACGTCATAGGCGGCGCTCGCGAACTCCTTGGCGCTTTGGGGAAACTTGCCGGAAAGGTTTTCGATCTCCCTCGTGAACCCGGCGAACTCCTCCCGCGTCACGTCGACAATCGTCGAGATGTTCGCCATCTCTTTCGAAAACTCCAGGTAAGAGCCCACCGCCCGCCAAGCCGTGTAGGCGGCCCCGGCCATGGCGATCAATTGCGTATGAACCTTCGATACCGACTCGCCAAACCCGGCGTACTCTTTGTTGATGGCCTGAATCTTGGGGGCCGACAGCCCCGCCTCGGCCCTGAGTTCCGCCATTTTCGTTTTATACCCGGCGGTGATCCGGGAAAGCTCGGAAGAGTTCCACCTGGAAGCCTCAAGGGATGTGGTCAGGGTTCGGTAGGAGGCGGAGAGCCGTTCAATTTCCGCCCGGATTTCCTTGTTCGACCGGACCCCCACCATGGAATAGGCCTCGGTGATGCGCTTCTGGTCAAGAAGAGTCCCGCTCACCCTGGATAGGCTTTCCTGTATCCGCCGCTGCTCGGCGTCAAGGTTCTTCAGATCCACGCCGCGAGCCGTAAGAGCCGACCCAAGGCCCTTCCATGCGGCCTCGTTTTCTCCGATCTTCTGGGTTAAACGCTCTGTCTTGACCTGTTGAACTTCGTACTGACTTGAGGTCTCTCCGAACGCCTCTTTCAGTTTGGCGGCTTTTTCCGATGCCTCTTCAAGAGAACGGGTAAGAGCCTCATGGGCGACCTTGTTCTTTTGATAGGCCTCGATGTCGGATGCCGCCGAGGCAAGCGCTTTGGCCTCCTCCGCCGCGTCCCCCATTGTCGTTCCAAGAGCCTGGAGATCCTCCCGGCCTTCGGTCTTCGCCTTGATTGTGATTTCAACACTGTTTGACATGCGTCCCCGCTTGATTTATTTCATCTCATCCATGACCGCCCGTAAAAAGGACCAGGGATAGGTCAACACCTGAGCATGCCCCAGGCGGACCAGCGCCACGAGCAGCCGGTCTAACTCTTCGCGAGCGGAGGCGGCGGGACGATGGCCCCTATCCGCTCGGACAGTCCCAAAAAATCGGGATTGACCTCGCCAACGGCCTCGATGATTTTCCGCATGTCGCTCGTTGTGAAGCTCATGAGGGAGATCTCCGCTTCCGAATCCATTGGGATCTCCGTCGAACGCGCGATCACCACCGCTGGGATATGCTCGTCCCCGAATAACAGATCCACCACATGGGGCGGCGTTTTCGATAGCTCGTCCAATACATCCCGCACCTCGCCCACGGTAAGCTCTCTCGCCGTGATATCCCCCATCTCCGTCTTTACGATCTTTGCTTTGGCCATGATTGTTCTCCTTGTGTTTTAAATATCCCCTGCCGGGGGCCGAACTTTTAAAAAGTTCGACAAATAAATAGAGTGTTGAAGATAGTTTGGGTTATTCAGCCACGATCATCATGCACTCACCTTTCAACCCCTTTATTTCTCAAATCCATTTGGCAACCTTTTTAAAAGGTTGGCCCCCGGATCGGAGTCCGGGGCAGGCCCCGGCAGGGGAACCGGAGGCGTTTTTCAGACTTCATCAGTCAAGAAAATCCGCCCTGAAGGCCTCGGTCGCGCCGGTTGGCAGCTCGACCACGCCGGAGAGGGAGAGTTCCATGAAATCGTCCTTTAAAAAATCCACCGCCGAATCCGTGGAGATCCGCGTCCGGGGAACTTTCAGGATGAAGTTCCGTCCATCCTCAAGGTTCTGGCCGTCCAGCACGAGGCCCGCGCGGATGGAGTATTTTTTCCCGCCGAGGACCGTTGAGCCGGTGGTGGCAAGGTAGCTGTAGCTGACCTTGAGGCTCTGCGCGTCCGTGATGGCTCCGGTTGAAAGCGCCGTGAGGATCCCCAGCCGGTAGTTCACCGTGTAGTCGGTATCCAAAACATAGGTGGTGGCTTCCGTCTCGTCGGTGACGGTGAACCCGGTGGCGGAGATGTTGATTTTCCCCAGCTCCACCCCTTTTCCCAGCTTCGCGGTCACGGCCTGATCGGTCGCGGTTCCCGAACTCTGGTTCAGCGACGCGGTGGTCCCCGCCATGGCCATGGCGAACAGGTCCGCGTCCACTTTTTTGAAGTTGAACTTGATGGTCGTGGGTTTGGGCCGGACAATAGACGCTATCACCTGTCCGTCCGTGTCCCTCCCCCTGCCGATCAGGTCTTTTCTCTCGGCGTCGGTCTTGATCTCAAGGGTGGTGCATTCCCCCTTCAGCTCCAGGCCCGTGCTCACCCCGGCATCGGTCAAGATGTCCAGGTACACGTCCCCTTTTCCCGCAAATACAAAATTTCCAGCCATGGGTTGGTTCCTTTCTTTGAGTGTTCATGCATCCGGAGCCCCTGCCGGGAGCCAAACTTTTAAAAAGTTTGACAAATATAAGGGGGCTTCTTTGTTAAACAGGCCTGGGGAACATGGGGTGAACCATTTTCCCCAAACCCATTTGTCCAGATTTTTAAAATCTGGGCCTCCGGCAGGAGCGCCGGAGGCGTTTTGTCACTTCATCCTTGGGCTATACCGTTGGTTTGGATAGCACCAGGTTCCTGACAGCGGTCGCGTCAGCCATTGCTCCGTAAACCTCCGCCGCGACATTGGCGTATTCAGGAGGGATGACCGGAATGGTCGCGTTGCCGGTGGTGTTGTGTTCATTGACGTTCGTCACTACTGTCACATTATCAAGAGTAAGATCAGCCATTTAAAAAAATCCTTTCATTCAGTGTTGGTTAAAGTGAATTAGGCCGCGCAAAGAAGGGCGTACCGGACCCAGTAGCTTTTCCAAAGCATCGTGTACATTTGGGCCTCGGCCTGCTGCGCCCAAGCCTGCGAGCTGTGATCCTGAGCAACCGCGTAAGCACGGGACAGCTTATCCCTGGACGAGTTGATTTGGACAAGCATCCGATCTTTTTCCACCTGTGTGATTTTAACTGCCATTTTTTTTCCTTTCATTTATTGATGTTATGGGCGGCCACAGCGGCCACCCTTTCGTCTTATTTCATGCACCGGGTCGCATAAACCGCCATGAACACACACACGCCTTGGGCGGGTTGATACAACGCCGGGTACTCCCGTTGCCGCACCAGGGGGAGGAACCCTGGGATGATCCGTTGCCGGTGGAGGAGGGTCTTCACCCGCTCCAGCAGGAGATAAACGCCTGGGCTTTGCCCATCCCCACGGGCCGCCTTGTCGCCACCCCGGACGTTTTTATCTCCGATCACCACCACCACGCTCGTGTCGATGGTGTCGGTCTTGTTCGCGGTCTCAGAGGTGAGCCCCCCCGCCGCCACATAGACGCAAGGAAAACGACCGGCCAGGTCCATCAGCTCAAGGGCTTCCCCCTCCAGTTGCCCGGCGTAGGCGGAAAGGGCCTTCACCCCTTCGGCCTTCAGGGGGGTGAGGGCCGTCAACACGCTATCCTCGATCAATTCAAATTCATGCATGGTCCGGCCCCGCCATCAGATGGTTCATGATAATCCGTTCAATCGCGGCCATGCCCGCCTCTTCCAAGGTCCGGGGCAGGAAGGGCCTTGGGGCCAGGCTCCGCTTCGCCGTATGGCTTTTGACGGATACAACCTTCGCCTTCTTCAGTTTCCGGCCAAAGGCCTGACGAATCCGCCGCTCATGGGCGCTGATCACGACCTTCCCGTCGAACCCCATTTGATGGATCGCCGCGTAAACCACGTTGGTTCCCACGGTCACCGAGTCCGAGGTCGCCCGCGCCGTGATGCTGTTCTTGAGCCGGGCGGTCAGGGTCAGGGTCTGGCCCGATTCCTCCCGCGCCCGCTCGCTCTCTTTCCAAGGAACGCCGTCCGGCCCCGCTTCATTCCTGAAGTTCATCTTGGCCTGGGAAACAATGTGCTCGCCGATATCCAGAAGCACGGGGGAGAGGCGCTCCATTCTCCCCGCCATGGCGGAGAGCCCATCGATGGCGCTTAAGCCCGCCAGGGTGATTTCCAAGGAGATCCCCGCCATTAAAACGCCCTCCATTTCGAGAATTTAGAGCTGATGGTCACCATGCAGGGCTTGGGGCGCTCCGCCGAGTCCGCCTGGATCAGCGGGGCGTTTAAGGAGATCGTCCCTTTTGAAATGTGGGTAAGCATCTCCACCGCCCGCTTGTAGACCGCCTCCCACTTTTCATCCCTGGGCCGGTCCCGCCGGAGGGTGAGATAATAAACCGCCATCCGCGCCGAAAGCCGGGTGATGATGATGGGAACCAACGAGAGCGGCAGGGTGTACCGGGCGGCCAGATAGGAATCAATCTCGGTGTCCGCCTGTTCAATGGCTTCCTCGATCACCGCCGCCACCGCCGCATCATCCAGATCCGGGGCAGAGCCCGTATCGTCGGCCATGCGGAGCAGCGTGCTCTCGTCGATTATTTTTTTCAGGTTGGTGATTGTGCAATAGGCCATGAGGCCTCCTTTGTTTCCCTGCCGGGGGCCGAACTTTTAAAAAGTTCGACAAATAAATAGAGTGGTGAAGATAGTTGGGAGTTTTCAGTCACGATCATCATATCCTCACGTTTCAACCCCTTTTTCTAAAAAACCCATTTGGCAACCTTTTTAAAAGGTTGGCCCCCGGCAGGGCCTGCCGGAGGCGTTTCAATTATCAAGAGGCCCCGGTCGATCCATAGGCGAGCTGCCAGAAACCATAGCCAAAGGCGGCTCTTGCCTCGGCCCCGAACTTATACGCGCCCCGCATGAAGAGGTCGTCCGAGTCCAGGTTCACCTGGGAGACGAACTCAGGGGCTTTCCGGTCCTGATAGACAAAGGGCTTGACCGGCTTGGTGGTGTCGAGAAGATACCACTCCGTATCGGTGACAAGCCGCGCGTCCACCACCACCTTGGCCGTTCCCTTGTAGGGGTTGGGCTCATCGCCTATCCGGTCGCTCATGGTGAGGATATTGGCCGTGTCTTCTAGGGAAGGCCCAACCAAAAGAATGTTCGGCGTGATGTTCAGGGGCTGCCCCACGTCGTTCTTGAACTTCTTCATCGCGGTTCTGGCCGCGCCATAGGAGGTCCGGGCGTTCGTCACCGTGTCGCATTTCAGCGCCAGGGTTCCCTTGTTGCTGACGTTTGCGGGCTTGCCCGTGGCCGGGTTGATCACCGGGTGATCGGTCGCGAAAAAATATTTGCCGTCATAGCAGGCGTTGGCGAACCCGCCCGACACGATCTCCAGAACCCCCTCGTCCGGAAACTGCCGGGAAGAGAAGCCCGCCATCTCGGCCATGGGGCCGTAGATTCCCAACTGGTCGTCCTCGATATGCTTCCGAAGG